TTTTTAATAAAGTGTCGGCCTTGTGATGACATTTAACCTCTCCGCTTCTTAGTTCCTTTGTCACGCACAGGTGGATTTGGCTCAACTGGGAGTTGGTCTCTATGTCCAGAAAAACTATCGATTTGTTCCCAATCTCGGTCATCTTCGCTCTTCTTCAGTAATTTGCCGTCATCTGTCAGTAAGTACAATGTCAATACACCACTCTTATTTATCACGCTTGTAACGCTTATCGGCTTCATTTGCTATCCTCCTTAACTCTGAAGCTGCTACTACAAAGGCCTTCTGTGTGTCGTCCATCTTAGGCCAATCCTCAATCTCTGACATCAACCTAAAGCAGGCAACACAATATACACCTGTTTTGTCCAATTTGCAAATGGTCTTACAAGGCGACATCGTGTTCCTTTACAGCCGACAATGGCACCTGATAAAACAACTCTCCAGCAGATACATACTTATTATAAATCTCCTTCACCGGCGATGTCAAAATATCTTCTCCTCTGACAATAAAAACCTTAGAGCAGTCATCGTTGAAAACCAGGAACAGACAGCCTAGCTTTGCAAACTTCTCTTTCCTAAACGGTACCTGCAAAGAATCGAAAGCAAACCTATCTTTCCAAGTATGCTTTACTTCTACCTCTACAAAAGAGCCGTCCTCTAAGACAAGGTCTGGACCATATTTGTCTGTGTTGTCAACTGCTTTCTGACCCTGAGACAATAAAAAGTCCTTAGCTGCGTCTCTGGCCCTAAAGTCGTTTTGTTTAAATAACTCAGGATCAAACTTTTTCGCTAGACTCATTTGATGCTATTCTTCAGGTTTATCAGTTCTGTGTTTAACTTGAAGACCAAGGCATCCAGTGTGCGGTTCTCATCTTCAAGCCTCTGCATCCTGGCCCTCATCATAGCATTCTCACGCTCTAACTCAGCAATGACACCAGACTCGTCTAAACCATGAGGCAGATCAACCTCGTAAGGGACACCACTAACCTTCACCATATGACCTCCAAAATGCAAAGATGATTGTAAAGAACATCAGCCATAGAAAAGTAGTCATTTCGTTGCCATCCAATAAAGTCCTACGTTAGAGAAAGCATAACCCCCATATATGACCAACATAGCCGTGTTGCCTTTGATACCTTGCTCCACAGCAATGTAAGCATATATGAGACCAGTGACGATGATAAGCCAGCTACTCATGCTTGCTTCAAGAGTGCTAGGCAGTCTTCAAGTGCATTCATCAGTTCCTTCCTTTCAGGATTGTGAGCAGCAGAGTATTTGCCGTTGGACTGCCTTAACTCGATAAACTCTAGCACCAAGTCTTCCAGCTTCTTATCGATGCTCATAGCAGGAACGCTGCCGTCATCAGCAAAAATAAGACACTCAACATTACCACTATCGCCCATTCCAACATAGGTGTCCACCTCCAGTTCTAACTTCATTTTAGATAGTCTCCATAGATTTTAAGAAAGCCCATTACATCACGCTTTGCATCAGAGTCGAGCAAGTGCCCATATTCTTCAGGATGATTAAACTTGCTAACCAACTTAACAGCAACCTTGATCTGTGCTGTCAGTTCCTCATTGACCTCTTCCAAGTCTTTGATGCGCTCTTCTAGCTGCTCCACGGCTGAATAGTCCATAGTGTCGTAGTCAGCGTCGTTCCAGTAGTCATAAGAGTATTCAGTCATTTTAAACCTTTCAGTATTGATGATATAAAAGCAAAGCAACCTATCAGTAGTGCGGATGTCATGTGTTCTTCTCCTTTAGTTTGGCTTCAGTTTCAAATACCGCATAACGAGAGTTCATTGCCATAAGTTCTTTTTGTTCTAGACCCGTCAGCCCAACCCATTCTTTTTGTGGTTCCGCATAACAAAGACAGGCTTCAAACTCTGGGCTATCCTCGTCTATAACCATATAATCCCACTCTGGACATGAGTGTTTGCGTTTTAACATCGCTGTTTCAGTCTCCGCCGACCTCGTGCATTCTTGGCATAAGCGACTAAATTGAATCTCAATCTCTTTTGGTATGCCGTGTTTTTGCAGGGCAATAATTAAATCTACTGCGGCTTCTCGCAAGAAACTCATTTATTACCTCCGTTCTTGTGCCTCAAAGTTGCCTCGCAAGCACTAGCAAAAGCCTCGCACCAATCTGGCCTATGCCTGTCAAAATCCAACAACTTGACCATCTCAACGTAGTTAAATGCGTCGTGTACGTCATCAGAAGTCAGCCCAACCCATTCACGCTTTGGTGGTGCGGTGTAGATTGGTGTTACTTCTCCAATTCTTTGTTCTTCTTTTGGTCTGTAATGGGTAAATCGTCTTTCCATTTGATGAGCAAACCAAAGATAACCGTATGGCTCATGTTCACGTTTTACCGTTTCATCGACACGTTCTTGGCTCATGTTTACGGCATCGACAGGTGCGGTGTAGAAAACTGTGACTTCAAATAGGTCTGGTTTTCCTGCAAGTTCGTCATATCGCCGTTTGTCACAGGTGCAGAATTCATCCAACCCTTTTCGTCTGAACGCATACACAGGCTCTGTTTCCGGCTGCGCTAGTGCTTGGCGTAGTGCTTGGATTGCTATACCTTCTGTAAATGCATACCTCTCCAAAGCCCCCAGCGCCATCTCTGCTGCTTTGCGTAGGTCAGTCATAGTGCCTCCTCGTTGATCTCATTCATGCGGCCTGTGTGCTTGTCATACAGAACTGCACAGGCTTTGCCAGTCTCTCCGCTGTATCGGTTCTTAATAACCCTGACCCTTGTGGTATTGCGCTCAATAGGGTCTTCATGCTGTGCTGACCTTTCTAATCCTAGCACCATATCAGCCAATTGTCCAATACTTGCTGAACCCCTTAATTGGGACAGACTAGTGGCTGCCCCCTCTTCATGGCCTTTACCCTCTGGCCTGCGTAGGTGTGACACCACAAACAAGGCAACCCCTGTTTCCTGCACAATCATCCGCAGCTTGGTCATAATCTCATCAATGGCTTTGCGCTCGTCACCATGATCCTGAGCAGACACCACGATAGAGACATGGTCTAGCAGGATGTACTTGCAGTCTAGCCCCTTGGTGAAGTACCTAACTCGATTGATGATGTTGTCGATTGCTGTAGAGCCAAAGCAGTCATAAAAGAACAGCCGATTAGAGCCTAAAGTCTTATCAAAGGCTTCCTTCTTAGATGCCTCAGTAGCCTCAGTCTCAGCCAAGTGCAATGGCTTATTGATCGCCAATGACATCAGAGACAAGGCTGTCCGCTTGACCGACTCTTCAAGAAACATAATCCCGATATTATCTTTGGTCTCACAGAGCAATTGCCAAATGACCTCACGAATAAACTGAGACTTGCCAAGACCAGAGCCAGCAGTGACCACAACCATCTCTTGCTGTCTGATACCGCCGGTCATGTCGTTTAGGCCTGCATAGGGATAATGTGCTTGAGCCTTCGGCAAGGGCTGCATCACTAACTCGAACAGTTCAGCACCGGCTACAATGCCATCGGGCACATAGGTCTCTGCTGCCCACCATGCCTTCACAAAGTCCGCAGATTTGTTGTCCTTGAGATAGTCGCATGCATCTTTGTAGGGCTTTGTCATCTTCATAATCTTGACCTTAGAGCCAAACAGATCAGCAACGGCAAGGGCTGCCTCCTGCCCAGGTTCATCAGCATCAAAGGCCAGCACAACAGTCTCAAAGCTGTCGATATACTCGAATTGGGCTTGGCAGTCCTTCACAGCCGACTGTGCCCCATTCTTGATTGACACCACAGGATAAAGCGACCCTGTCATCTGAAAGGCAGCTAGTGCGTCTAATTCGCCTTCACAGATAGTCAGGTACTTACCACCGGCAGGGTATCGATTCTGACCAAAGAGCAGAGCCTCTTTAATGTTGCCCTGAGACCTGAATTGCTTGTCTGCCACCACCCTGACCTTAAAGGCTACCTCGGTGCCTCTGTCATCACAGTAGGGATAGTAATGTTCTGTCCCTGATTGTCTGACACCATACGCTTCACAGGTGGCTTTAGTGATTCCCCTTTCAGGTATGCTTAGGAATTGACCGCTAAGGCCCTTTAGAGGCTCTACAACGGGTTTCTGAGTCATGTTGAGTACCTTACCCCTTCCTTGGTCTAAAAACCACTCTAGAGGCCTGCTATGGGTTTTACAATTAAAACAGTATTCTGAGCCGTCACTGTACACTGCCCTAGCATCAGAGGAACCACAGCCATCGCAGGCGATGTGTTTAATGAATTTAGACTGTGTTTGC